GTAAGAGATGCAAAAGTTTCAAGCTTAGCTTCAACCTGATCTTCAGCAATACCTGCTTCGATTAAGGCGGTGGCTCTCGCGTTTCGCTTTTCCTTCTCTTCCATTTCTGCGATTGCGGCTTCTGCTGCGTCTTTAGCTTCAGTCAACTCAGTAATTGTAGCTTCTAGAGCCCCAATTTTTTCTGCGTCTTCTTTAGCTGCTTCTTCAGCTTTTGCCACGGTTTCACCTAAAGACTCAACCATCTGATTTAACTCAGTAGTTTCAGCTTCAAGTTTTTCGACGTTAGCCTTAGAAACTTTTTCGGTGAGCTCTTTGATTTCTGCTTTTGACACAGAAAGAGCTTCCTTAAGTTCCTTGACTTGTTCGTTCAAGAAATCGCTTGTCATAAGAATCTCCTCTTCGGAACCTGCGTTAGAAAGAATGTTTTGTTCTACTCTAACTGATACACCATTATTTTTAGAAAACAGGTTTTTTGCTACTGAAGCACCTACAAAATCAAAAACTTCACCATTGTCAAAAATGATACTTTCTGGATTTGCTGGCTTCTCGACAAAACCTTTCCCTGAAAACGTAATATTCCTCAACATTCTACCCACTTTGTGGTCTTGATATTGTCCAGTTCCTCCATACGATCTGAGATGTCGAGTCAAGAAAGATGTTTCTTCGTTTCTTGCCACGATGTGATTCTCACCATCTGGAGACTGGACAGCATAGTCAAAACCTCTAAATATGCATTCCATTGAGACGAACATTTCTCCATGTTCGATTTTTCTTATTAAATCTTCTGCGCGGGCTTGATATTCTAAATCTTGCCATTGTCTGTATATAACAGAAGAAACTAAAATGTGTATTTTTTCTGGCAAATCTTCAACTGTTGAGTTCTCGTCAATAAGATTAAAGTCGTCATCGACGGGCCAGCTTGAAATGATACTTCCAATTATTTTCTTTTCGTCGTGTTCTAAATTTGCAGGCTTGTATTGAGGGGTCTTGCGAGCAGCCCAAACTTCCTCTGCACCAAAAACATCATCATTCTTATTCCAAGACGAAGTTACAAGTATAGAATAGGTATGATAAACATCCTCATCCTCTGTACCTGCAATAGATAAAAACTCCGCAGCATTTGCCTTAAAGGAGTCAAGTACTGATGGTTCAATTTGATCTATTGAGTGGAGGGGTGAAGCATATGCTATTGAAGCGTTGCTCTTTATCTGTTCCTCTAGTCCTGCTTCTTTTTCGGCTTGATATATAATTATTTTACTCATTAATTTACCTCTTTATTATTTACACCAATGGGCCATTTTTTTCTACGAAGTAAGTATAGTAAGAAGCACGAATGCTTCTAATCTCGTCGATAGCTAGGCGTTCTTCTGAACCTTCGGATGCTTGAGATATCCATTGCTCACATTCATTATGAATACTTCTGTCTTTCATGCCAAACTTTATTGCCTTAGCAATAGTCTCTTCGTCTACGTCTGAGTTAGGAGATAAAGAACATAGTATCTCAAACTTTACTTTCTCTGCTTCTTGCGTCTGATGAGAGCTTAGGCTTCTCATGTTCTTCTTCTCAAACCTATCTAAAAGAACTGGGTTTGTTATCTTGGATATTTTAGATTGGGCTTTCTTGGCCCACAGCTCTGTCTTGGCCTTTATAGCTGGCTTAAACTTTCTTTTTTCTCTTGGAGTATCGTCAGTAGAGTTTTTAGGGCGTCCGGGCTCTCCGGGAGATTGGTTGTCCTCTGTTTTGGGTCCACTTTGGGGCTTAGACCTCATCTCTAAGGCGTTCTTCTCATCAGGGTTCTTCGGGTCTAGTTCTAACCCTACCTGAGAAGGAGAAGCTATTCCTGTTTGTAAAGCAATCTTCTCAAGGGAGAAGTCTTTGTCAACAGCATGATATGGACTAACCTTTTCTTGCATCTTTCCTCTACTCCTCTTTTTATTCTCGTTTGAGATTCTTTTATCTTCGATTCCGGGCTTGGCCTTAATCTGTCTCTGAATAAATTCGTCACTAATGATATTTCTATCAGCTAAATTAATCATCAGCTGCATCATAGAAGTAGGGTCGTCTAACTGAGTAAGATCAAACTCGACCTGAGCTACCTGTCTAAAGCCCATAGATTTCTGAACAGCCCTTATTTGATAATTCCAAAAACCAGTAAGGATAGACCTAACATAGTTTAGTCTCTCTGTTAATGTTTTTAGAGAAATGAAATTGTTTGTAGTTCCACTAGCTCCGAATGTCCCTGTTAGTGTAGGAGGTATGCCAAGACAGGAATATATAGACATAAGAGTAGGTCTGTATTTCTCTTCTCCTAAAAATCTCTGGACATCAGTTCCAGTTTCTAGAAGCTCAATATCTGGGCCCCAAACAATATCCATTGTTCCACCACCAGTGTTAGCTCCCAATATGCTTCCGAGAGCATTTGCGGCTGTTGGAGTAGGGGCGAGCTTATGGTCTAGGCTACCAAGTTTCCATACTCTGATTTTATTTACAGCTCCATCTAGAGCGGCTTTGTCGGCAAGCTTTAATTTTTCATACAAAATAAGGTCATCAAAGCAGGCATAGGTCATGGGATCAGCCCACACTTGCCAGTCATCTTTTTTGTAGAAATATGAAAATGTCTTATCTTCAGGTAATACTATTCCTTTCCCAGAGTTCGTAGTATCTAGGAATTCCTTAGGGATACCTTTCAGCATCTCTCTTTCTCTTGCATCTCCAGAGTTCTTTATTTTATTAAGTTCTCTCTTTAGATCTTTTGGAATATCCATTTTATAAAGATAACGACCTGTCATAGACGCTAGAGGACCACCAACCACATCCAATAATAGAGGATCAAGAAAATTAAACTGCCAAGGAAGCTCACCCTTTCTGAATAGATTTTCTTTAAGATCAGCTTTCATGTCTATCTCTGCTATAGCCTTTTGCATTTCAAGACGTTTGCTCTTATTGAGCTTAGCTGTCTTCATTCTTATAACCACATTGGCTTCTCTGAAAAGGAGGTTGCAGAATCTTTCTGACACAAACGAACCTTTTACTCTAGAGAACCACTCGTTATAGAATCTTTCTACTCTTGGGTTAGGGTGAACTAATCTAATTCCTTGGCAGGCAAAGTCTCCCATTAAGTCAATTGAGTTTCTTATAAGGCCTATCTGCCTATAAGATTTTCGAGCAAAGGAGATAATCTCTTTTGACTTAGTAGGGACTCTTTCACTAGAACGAAAATAGTCGTAGTCGCTTTTCTGAAGTCCGGGACGACCACTTTGGTATGTTGTTAGGCTATCATATGAGGCAGCAGCGAACTCAGTTATTGAGCTCGTATAATTTGTTAGGGCGGCGACTTTTCCTTCTTCGTCGCCCCAAGACACATAGGCTTCTCCGTTTCTAAGAGAGTGCTCTAAATCTTTCTGTTTGCTGCGGGGATATTTTTTATCTACCATCAAAAGCCTCAATGAGCATTAAATTGAAAACAATACCTATTATAACTTACACCAATACTAATCATTCTTCTTTACTACAAGAAAGCTGTCTGGGGAAATGTTTTGAGCCCATTCTGGCCCCTTATACATGCTTCCTCCAGCGCCTTCTGGTTGCTGACCAACAACTAAGCCTATATGCTGGTATGCTGGTGCCGGGAGCTCTCTTTGGATCGTTCTTGCTATCATATTAGCAATCACCAGAGCGCTATAGCGGTCTTTTCTCATTCTTCCCTTTTTCCCAGATCCTAGTTTTATTTCTGGAGTACTCCATCTTTCTCTTCCTGCTGCGGTTACGCTCATGACTATGGTAGAAAGCTCATCCTTTAGTTCCTCTATCTCCATTGCAGCGTCCTCTAATGTATCATAGAGCTTCAGGGCGTCTGAGTTGCCAACCTTTTCTTTCATTTCCTTAAATAGTATCTTATCTTTTTCAGAAGTAAGGCTTAAGGTTAGGGTATCAAAACGAGAAAACAACAGAACCTTGTCTTCTAAGTCTTTTCTAAGTCCATGATTAGCATTTGATGTCCAAACTGAGCTAGCAAAGTTTATAAGCTCTAAGCAATGGTCTCCGGCTAGATCGTCAGTATCTTTCTTTTTGTTTTCTTCTATAATTTCATAGATAGGTCTTTCTCCGGGCTGAAGCTTGTCTAGGTCTCTAAGCCCTTCTGCTATTGTAAACCCTCCACCTTGAGAATCGATACCAATCCTAACACAAGGAAACAACTTCATAAGATTCCGTATCTTGCGAGCACAGAAAGAATAGTAGTCATGAGAGTCTGTAAGGCCAACTTTTTTTCTTCCAGCGAAATCCTTTTTATTTGTAGTCCATGTATAAACAACTCTTTGATGTTCAGGGTGTAGCTCAACTATTACTACTGCAAAATTATCTTGTTCAGAAGCTGGGTCAACTCCTATTATATATTTTTTACCCGGCTGACCTCTGGTCATAGAGTCAAATGGTTGATCACACCACTTTGGCCAAGTGGGCTTTTCTACATTGCTATCGTTGGCAACGCACGCATGTATTAGGCTCCTCCTAAAAAATCCCTGACTATCAGAGGTGAAGCACGCCCCATATTCCATTTGGTAGATTCCATTATGCATAGTAGCCCTTGATCTGGCAACCTGCTGATCGTCCATAAACCCCTCGGGTATAAGTTCGTAAGGAAACCTAATTATAGAGAAAGAGGTCCAATCAAGCCTTTTCATGTAGTCTGGAATATTTTCTTCGTCTTCTTCGTTCTCGGCAGCAACCTTTTTAAAGTCCCCACGATTAAGTATAGTGGATTTATATTTCTTCCAGTACTCTGCGTATGGTTCGAAGTCATATCCTGCGGTTCCAGATATAATCGACTGGTTTGCTTTCCGGTCTTTATACTTCTCTTCCGACTTATCGCTCCACACTCCTTCGTCCTGCATCTTTTTGCGCCTTGCGGCCTCTTTAACGTTTTGTGTTGGATTGCTAGATACCGCAGCGAAACCGGCCACAACCGTTTCGTAGATATGGGTGGGAATAGAATTAAATTCGTCTGCAATGATAGTGTGTGCTCTCAAGCCCCTAATCTTATTCCCGTCACCAAGAGGAACGGCCATTGCCCAACTGTCATTAATCCTCATGGTACATCGGTCAACATCTCTGCGTGGGCCACTTGAATCAGAACAGATGCTCTGTAGGATTGGGGCGTTTCTCCATATTGTGTCCATATATTCAAAGATAACTTTAGATTGCCGAAATGCGGCACCAACTATAACTATTTTTGTTTCCGGGACAAGGATACATTTTAGAATAGAATACACAGCTAAGAGGAAAGACTTTCCAAAACCACGAGAAGCTATGTACATTGGGAAGGGCCTATTCCAAAGCTCTCTTAGTATGCAGGTTTGAACGGGGAGCAGATCTACTCCCATTAGCGTCTTGACCGTCCAGTGGAAATAGTCTGGGTCTCGCATCTTTTGTATTATGTGTAGGTGAAAGTCTGTTTTCTCTTCATCTGTAAGATCTGAGAGTGGGGACTTTGCCTTTTGTAGGTCTTCTTCTGTTATTCCAAGCCACGCATTCTCATACGCGTTAACGTCAATTGTAGAGCTCATGCACTTTTCTCATTATATAAAACGCCACCTCTTGTGCCCTGACCTTATCCCCACAAGCGATCACATGTATTCCGTATTCTAGTCTTGCTGTAGAAACAACCCGATTCATGTATTTGCTCTTTATCTTTATTTGGTTCCACTTATGCTTAGGG